TGCCATAAATACTGGCGTTCATTTGTACTTCACGCATAACTGTGTTGAATGAGCGACCATCTAAGTCAGCGTCCATGAGGAATGAACTTAACTGCTCATCACCATCCAAAGACCCATAATCTCTTGTTGGGGGAACACGCCATAGAAAGCTTGTGTATATCTGAACGACATTCTTACAATGATTATCTACTGGTGTGTGTCTTATTCTAGCGTCATATTCTTCTGGTGACTCTAAAACATATCGGTGTAGGTAATAGCCGTTTTTATAATCATTACCGCCTAGATAACTACGAATATAGAACTCCCAATTAGAAATATTAGCGTTCCATAAGTCGTGTTTGCTTGTAAGTGTTTCCCTATCCATTAACTCCACCTTTTAGGTTGGCTTGGTGCAAAATTCCTTTTTAGTGGAAAATTATACTCTACTAAGTACCCTAGAGCATCATTCATATGGTCATACCCACTATCTTTGTCTGGAATATGCGTACCTTCCTTGTAAATTTGTCGCTCTATGCTTTTGATTGCATTTTTACAGGACTTAACAATAAACAAACTATTTTTACCATTTACGTTCTTCAACTTAGAATTTACTGCGTTAATCCTATCCCTAACTAAAGGTGCTGTATTCTTACATCTTACATCAAATCCAAAGTTTTTCAATATAGCTAAGTCAGTTATTCCACCTGCACTTGTTTTTCTTTGCCTAGCACTTGGGTCTGGATAAACCACTATTTGCTTTCCTTTGTATCTGGTTTTGATTTCATCACACATTTCATTCGTATTACTGCTATATATTTGTATCTCATCTATCATATAAATTCTATCATTTTCTATAACACAGACAACAGCACTCATAGGGTCTACGTTGAAGTCTAAACCTATATGCAATATACCACTATTTTTCTTGTACTGCTCTACTATGTTTTTATCTCGACTGAAGTTGTAATAAATCATTCCAGAATAATTAACAAAAGTCGCTTCGTATTCTTGTTGAAAGGTTCTAAGGTCTAGGTCTTGTTTTGCCTGTTCTATTTCATCATCAGATACTTGACCACCTTCTAACGTTGTATATTTGAATGATGACCAATCGTTATTTGTTTCCCCCTGCTTGAATAACTCATACGACCAGTTTCCAAACCCTCTTGGACTTCCACAGAATAACGCATGACCTTTAGTATCGGATAGTGTAGGTCTAAGCACCTCATACCAAGCCTCTTTATTAACGTCAGCAAACTCATCTATGCAAAGAAAGTCTAAACCAACACCTCTAAGGCTCTGCTCATTATCTGAACCCCTTAAAGTTATAGTTGAGTTATTTTTCAAAGTTAACGTTAAATCACTATGGTTTATATTCTTTACCCATTTGTGATTAATCATCTTTTCTTTGAGAACACTCCAACATATAGCCTTTGCCTGTCTATAACTGGGTGCAACATACCAAACCTTTTTTTTTGGTTGACTAGCAAACTTAGCTAATTCGTTTATGGCTAGATATGTTTTACCAAACCTACGCCCTGTAATCAGAACCCTAAATCGTGAGTCATCTTTGATTACTTTCTTCTGTGGTGCTGTAAGTGGCATTAATCCGCTGACCACACTAGCGGTTCATCTAATTCACTTGTTTCTATCTTATCTTGCTGACCAAGAATATTCTTTCCTAAGAATATCTGCATGGTTACGTTGCCATTTTCAGCGGACTTCCATTGAAGTTGTCTTAACCTCATCTTCATCTGAGACCTCCCTTTTCTGAGAAATTCCGAATAACTCTTCTCTAAAAGGTCTGGAGAGCAACCAAAAAAGTCTGCCATTTCTATATTAGTACAACCAAATGACGCTAGTTTTTGTAGCTGTTTTGTATCTATGTTATACTTCTTTGGTCGTGCCATCCTATTTATACCCCATAGTTAGGTGGTGTGGCACAGCTTCTCAAGGTTCAACCACTAATCACCAGTACTGCGACTGAGAACAGTCCTTAACTATGTCGACTAATGCCACGAATAATATTTAACAATAAATTATAAGTTTTTAAAGTTTTTTCTTATTTTCTTTTCTTTGTTTGTTGGCAAATTTTTTCATAATCTCGACTGTTTTCTTTTTAAATACCCTAGTGTTTCGTTGACCTGTATCTGGAACTATAGGTTTTAGTGCAAATATTTTTTCGTAATCTTTATCCATTATGGTAACTCCCAATAATAGTTAATGACGCTTCTACAATTCTTTTTAGTAGAAATAGGGTCACGAACTTGGTTGATGGCTGTGGCTAACGATACACACTCCGCATGGTTGTCAAAGACAAGGCGGTGAACTTCAACACTAGCCGTTTCTATATCTGTGATAGTTATCAGATACATTGTGTATGTAATAATCTCTAGCATATCTTTTTAGCTTTTTTGCCAGTAAAGTTTTCCCACCTTTGAATTATGACATCTACATATTTGGGGTCTAGCTCCATCATCCTAGCTTGTCTTTGAAGTTTTTCACAAGCAATCAAAGTTGAACCTGACCCTCCAAATAAATCTAATACTATATCTTTCATTTTAGAAGAATGAGTTAGAGCAATTTCGGTTAATTCTACTGGTTTCATAGTTGGATGTAATTCCGATTTTTGTGGTCTGTTTACCTCCCATACATTAACTAATTTTCTGTCATTCGAAAAAGAACTTCCATCTTTATTCCAGCCAAACCAGCAAGGCTCATATTGGTTTTGATATTTACCTCTTCCTAAAGTAAACTGCTGTTTTTTCCAGATTATTGTAGTTGAATTATGAAAAAATTCATCTAACACTGTGAACATTACTCTTCCATCTTCTCCCTGACCTGACCAACAGTAAATAATTCCTCGATTAAATTCTTTAATTGAACTCGCAAAATCAACGCAAAAAGACCTAAAATCGTTTTTTGTCATAGAATCATTAAGTATTTCTCTTTGTTTAAATTTTGAATGTTTTATTGTTCCTATACTTACATTGTAAGGTGGGTCAGTAAAAACCATATCAGATATTTTACCATCCATCAGTTTATCAACATCTTCGGATAAACAAGAATTTCCGCACATTAATCTGTGGTCGCCTAATTGATACACATCTCCTAATTTCGATTTAGGTTCTTTGGGCGGTTCTGGAACTTCATCTTCATCTGTTAAATATTCCTCATCATTTACGAAAAATTTATCTAACTCTGATGAATCAAAACCTAATAAATCTAAATCAAAGTCAACCTCTGACAGACCTGCTATTTCTAAGTTAAGCAACTCCATATCCCAAGTGCTATCCTCATTTATTCTATTGTCCGCTATTCTATAGGCTTTAGCTTGGGTCTCTGATAAATCGGCTATGACAGTAGGGACTCTTTTTAAACCTAGTTTTTTAGCACCCATAAGCCTTGTGTGACCGACTACAACCACCATATTTTTATCTACAACTATAGGTTGTTGAAAGCCATATTCATTTATAGAACTTGCCACCTTGTCTACCGCTTGGTCTTTTCTAGGGTTGTTGTGATAAGGAATAAGCTTATCTATTGCTATGCTATTTATTTTCATTTATTTTTTCCAAATTATTTAAACAATTCTTGTTGGTTCAAGGCTTCATTCCATTTTATAGGATTTTGCATTGAATCTATCTTTCTTGCCATTTTTTCTGGGCATTTATTTAATGTTTTGAAGTTTCTAGCTACATTTGTGCTATCAGCTGATGCAAAAGGATATTTAGTGCCACCTAAAGACAATCCCCTTAACATGTGAATATTAGGAATATGCTTATATTTTTTTGCTAGGTTATTGAATACATAATCTATTCTCTGACACCATAGTAAAGAACCGACATTCCAATATTTTCCACTACTACCAAAACACACTCTAGGATAGCGGTCTAACAAAAAATATAAATAATCTATATCTAATCCTATGTGCCAAACTGGTGCGGATAATTCTGGTGGAAATGGGAACTCAACTAATAATTTTTTTTGTTCTGCTATGCTCCCATCAATTATGTCTGGAATAACGCACCAATGTGGATGCCCTAGTTTATTTTCAAGCCATTCATAATATTTTTTGAAATCTAGTTTTTCGCCTTTTCTAAAAGCACTAAAAGCACCATTGTCTAACATCACGCTTTGACCAATTTTTAAACAGATATCAATATCGTCTGGTCTATAGAAACTAACACAAAAATGTTTGCCACCCATTTTATAAAGCTCCGCTCTAGGTGAGAGGGGTGTTCCGTGATAATGAATCAATTTATTCTCCACCATATTATTAAAGCTGATAGCATCTTGGCTACTGTCATTAAAAGAAACCCTATTGGACTAAAAAACCCTAATATAATTAAGAATACAGCACTATCTACTGGTGTTCCTAACGCTGAAGACAATAATATTCTATCTTTTAAAGGTCTTTTGGTAAATGTATAAACTGCCCAATCTACTAATTCTGAAATTGCAAAAGCAACTACACTAGCAATAGCAACAAATGGGTCTGCCATAAAGTAACTAAGTACAGCACCTATTGCCATCGCTATAAGAACTTTGTGTCCTATTTCTCTTTGGGCAAAATCTCGTAGAATAAAAATTAACCCAACTACAAGTGACATAGGTGGGAACATTTCGCCTAATAATGGTACTGGTGGAATGTAAACAAAACCTATATTTACTGCCACAATAGATACTACATACGCTAATGAATATTTGAATTGATTTAATTTTTCCATAGTTTTCTCCTTTTTATAACCATCCTCTTAAATCTAAATATGTTTCGGCTTGTTCTTTGGAGAACTCTCCATCTTTTATAGCTCTTTGAACTTCATCAATATGTTTTAAAGCTTGTTGAGAAACATAATTTCTAGACCTTTTTTCTTCTACAACCTTTTTGTAGTCTTTGAGTCTAAGGGGGTACAAATCAACCTTTTCTGTGCTTACTGCTTTAGGTTGTTCATCCAAATACTTCTTAGCTGATAGCCAAAAAGCAGGTTGTTTAGCAAACTGTTTATCTTCTACAGATTTATAATATTTATTATACATTTCTGCTAGTTCTTCTGGCTTATCTAACCATTCTTTTTCTAGCTTCATGTAATTCTTTTCGGCTGTTCCCTTGCTGACTTTATTAGCTACCTTTTCCCAAAATTTTAAAAAGGAAGGTGCATAACTTACTTTGGTTTGTTTAGCGGTAGGGGTAGGGGTATGGGGTAGGGGGGTTT